CGCATGGCTCGACCAATCATGTTCTGGGCCCAAACCAATACTGCGCTTCTCGTCCTGACGCTCGTGGTAATAGCCGAGCGCATCGCGTCCAGCTTCAGTCGTCGTCTCATTGAACCAGCATCGCGGAAACACGCGCCGCGCCGCTTCTATGCGCATCATCGCGGCACCGGCTCCGGTATTCTTGATCGGAGTGCCGCAGTCGAAGCCGGCTTCGATCCAGTGGTCGATGTAACGCTTGCCGGTGATGTTGTTCGTCGCCACTCCGTCGTGCGGTAGGTAGACGATCACATCTTTCCAGCCGCGCCGGCGCAGTTCGTGTGCGTAATACGCAAGCGGCTGCCCGACGCCTTCGATGTAATCGAGCAGACGTATCTCACGGCCCACGAATTGGGCGATCCAAATCGCCATCGCATCTGAGCTGTGTCCGGCACCGCCGATGTCGAAGAACGCCTTCAACGGCAATATGGGATCAACTGCAACACGACAAATCCTGCCTTCCTGCCTCGCCTGCTCTAAATGGCGAGCAAAGTAAGCGCCCTCGAAAGCCTTCGCGTACTCACCCTCCCAGACGTGCGCGTAACGCTCTGGATAGAGCTGGAGATCGAGCCTGCGCTCCTCCTCGAGAACGGCAGGAAACCACGGATTGTCGCGCCAGTTCGCTTTCACGACCACCGCATTGTCTGGCTTCTTCTGGCGCAAGAATTCATCGATGGCGTCCTTCTTCCGGCGTGGGTTCCAGTTGGCCCAGAGTTCCGATCCTTCTTTTCGGATCGTGGGGCGCAACAATGACAGACTGCGAGCACTCAGGGTCTGCGCTTCCTCCACCCACGCAATGTCGAAACCTTCGAGCGACTTGATCGATTCCGCTGTCGAGTCCTGCATCCCCTGAAAAATAATCAGTCCACCCCCGGCGTTACAATGCGATCGTGAAGGACTTGGAAGTGAGCGCCGACGCCTAAGCTCCGGATCTTCGACTCGATCAACCTTTTCGACGACTGAAGCAGGCTCTTCTGCACCTCACGAATGCAGACCGCGAGTGTGCCCGGATTGACCAAGCACCTCTCGACCATCAACTCGCCGAAGAAATGGCTCTTGCCGGAGCCGCGACCGCCATACGCGCCTTTATAGCGCGCCGGCTCCAGTAGCGGATGGATCTTCCGAAGGTCCAAAGGGGGGACACCATGACCTGGACGACACCTGTTTTGGTTGAAATCTGCATTGGGCTCGAATTCAACGGCTACCTGCCAGCCGACGGCTACGTGCCGCCCGAATCCTGATTTCCTATTTCCCAGATTGCTTGATCTGGTGAGCGCCTTGCATGTTGCGGGCGCTCGTCTTTTACTGTGAGGTAACATGATGCGGCATCGTTGCTAAGGGCAAACTGAAGGGCAAACGGTCTCGAAAGTCATCCCCAATGCCGATCAGGGAGTATGCTGACCCAACGGAAAACAACGACAACGTCTTTCTACACCCGCTGGTTCTGCTGCATGAATAAGGCCTGCAATTGCCCTCACGAGGCGTTGCCGACCTATTGCCGCGAGGTTTTTGAATGCACTCTCGCGCGCTCCGAAAGTTCTTTGGCAAGTAAACTGAATTCTTGACGACGTCCGGTACCGCGTCGCCAAATGAAACCAATCTTTCTTATCGGCTCATGGCCGAGCAAGGGCCTAGTGACAACCTTGGTGCCCCGCAGCAGCCCGGCATTGACGGCGAGGATCGGCAACAAAGTGGTGCCCAATCCATTGTCGACCATCTGCACCAACGTCGGTAGACTGGTTGCTTCAAAGCCCTCGGTGACGCGTCGGTCAGCAAGGCGACAGGCCGCGAGGGCATGATCTCGCAGGCAATGACCGTCCTCTAGCAACAGCAAATTCTCGCGCCATAAGCGTTGAGCTTTGATGCTCACTTGCTTGGCAAGTGGATGGCCTCGCGGCAATCCTACCACAAAAGGATCGTCGAATAGGATAACGGTTTCTACCGCCCCACAATCGTAAGGCAGTGCGAGCAACACAACATCAAGCCGACCTCGGTGCAGCGAATCAATCAGGCGATGAGTCAGATCCTCTACGAGATAGAGTTTCAGGTTTCTATAGGTCTCGCGCAGATTTGGCAGCACCTTCGGCAGAAGATAAGGACCAACCGTCGGAATGGTCCCCATACGGAGGGTTCCGGAAAGTGGCTCCCGTGAGCTGGTTGCGAAGTTTACGAGTTCTTCGACCTCTTTGAGAATCCGACGAGCGCGCTCGACGATTTCGATGCCGATGGGCGTCAAGATGACGCGCCGTTTGGTGCGATCAACGAGTGGCGCTTGAAGCACAGACTCGAGTTCTTTGATGCTGGCACTTAACGTTGATTGGGTTACGTTACATGCTTCGGCTGCACGGCTGAAATGGCCGTGATCGTGAAGCGCCATCAAGTGACGCAGATGACGAATGGACGGAAAGTTCATCACCGATTTTTCCGATCAGTATTGACGGAATTTCTCGTTCGACCGATCGCGACGAGCGTAAGTAGTACGAGTGAGTAGTGACTGCGTTGCCCTAGTATCGTGATTTACAAGATTTGACGGGTTACGATCGAACCCATCGCCAGATGCTGCGCCAGGGGCAGTTGCCTGACAATCCCCCGACGAAAATCAGCGCCGTATCAGTTTAAACTCGCTTCTTCGTCTTTGGAAGTTCTGGAGCCATTTTAGAAGGGCTAGTCCCTGGCCGAGCGGCGCGACGAGCGATTCTCCGTTAAGTACGGAACCATTTTTGAGGTATGACACTCGCCTTCGAAACTATCCACGATTGATCAAGGATTTGGAGGCCAACGAAAAGTTTCGAGCGTGTCTCGGCGCCGCAAGGACATGACCGATCGCGGCAGCATCGTAAATCACAACTATCGGAGCCGGTGGCTCCATCGCTTGTTGCCCCAGTCCTCTTCCGCCTCGCGTCTGACCGCTGGCGCTGATGGGTTCTTGATCTTGAGCCAGTGCTCGACCAGACCAGAGCGATAAGGCGAACCGAGTCGCTTCGACACGATGCCCTCGCAGCCGAACGTGCAGGCGTGCTTGAAGACGGTTACGCCATTACAGTCATAGTGAACGTTGAACACGACGCCGTTACGCTCCGGGCACAGCACCTCGGCTAAGGCATGCTTGCGCTCTTCGATTGGAGCGCCACGCAAGTCTTTGCCGTCAACCTCAATCAGGTCGAAGGCGCAAAGGACGGCGACATGGTCGTGACGTCGGTAGCGCAGAAGGTCAAAGACCGACAGGCCGCGCTCATCGATAACGACGGCTTCGCCATCAATGAAGCAGGACCGCACCGGGAGGTTCGAAATCGCTTCGCCGATCCGTGGGAAGCGGTCGCCGAAATCATAACCGTTGCGGGTGTAGAGCCGCACGCCCATGCCATCCCGCCGTGCCATGATGCGGAAGCCGTCATGCTTGATCTCGTGTACCCAATCCGGCCCGGATGGAGGGAGCTGGGCCGGGGATGGCAGGCACGGTCGGATGAAGCCGACAGAGCGGTGGCTACGCGTTTGTTTTAAAGAGTGTGCTTTCATCACCCCTAGGGCCAGATAGTCGAGGCCGGATTAAGTTTGGATTGGACTGCGTGAGAAATGTCGTAGCGCGTGATTCCAATATCGGCCAGTTCACGGTCACTGAGGGACATCAGTTCCTGGAGAGCAGTTCTGTATCTCTGCCTAGCCCTGAGATAGCTAATTAAGTGGCAAATCATGTCGGGCTCCTTTTCTGTGGAAGGAAACCTAAGTAGCAAGTGTGCAGTTAAAAATGTTCCATAGTTGCACGGCAGTCATACGAGAATTTTCCGAATCAAGCGTGACACGGCACTTTCGATACCATCGTTTTTTCCGATTACTGATTTCGGAATTATTCGTTGGACCAATCTGCGGAATTGATGACAGACGGGATGAACGGGCAGGACACAAAAAAGATAGCATAGGCTGCAAGTCCGTTCGTCGGTTTGAGGGTCGCGCGGGAGAATACCCGAAAGAGGGGTAAAAGGCTTTGCTGCGCGCTTGATTCGTGACTGAGATGCGCTTGATTTCTGGTTGAGGCGATGCCGCTCGGGGG